AAAATTTATATAAAGTCATATTATAAAGATATAGATATACTAAAAGATAGAATATTACATTTCTATAATATATATGTAACAACGAACCCTCACCAAATAAAGTTTAGCTTATGCAATAAGAAAACCAGATGGCATTGGGAACTACGAACAGGAATAGTAAAGTCTCAAATGGAAAGTATCTTCCCAGAATCTTATTGGATTTCTAAGCTCGTCGACCTTCGAAACCACGAGTGTGAGAACAAAATAGATTCAGCTAAAATAAAAAAGATAAAAAAGTATGCCATCTTACTTGACAAAACTGCCGCACTAGATTATATTAATAGCGAGACCAAGGGATTGTACTTCGAAAGGGAGTATGGCTTCGAAGATATTAGACGACGAGTCTTGGCTAAGACTCAAGTTGATGTTAAGAAGCAAGGAATCACAGGTAAATCGGTCTTTAACGGAGGTGGATATTGATATTCCAAATTATTGATGATAAGAAAGATTGTTACGGAATTTATGCAAACGGAGAGATTCTCCAAGCGAAAGTAAAAGATGAATTAGATAAGACATGGTCCTACTCAGAGCACCTTGGCGACAAAAGGATTGACTTGGCCCAATTATATTGTGGTGGCAAGGGATTAACCGAAGTCTGCCCATCGGAATTGAAAGATCGTTTTGAAGCGAGAAAGAATAAACTCAAGGCATTCGTCAATTCCTTTCTCACAGCAAAAGTGAACCTTTATGATGTGTGCTTTTATGACTTGGTTCCTGAACAGCACATTCGACATTACTATGATTTGAAGAACCAAATCTCAGAATATGTGTTCGAAAATTGTCCTCGTCCAAAGAATTACACGCTTCTTCATGACACCACGGTGATGTGTTATGAGATTTCACAGCAAGAGGTCAGATTAAACCGTCAATTGCTAAAGAAATTTGCCAAGGATGATTACAAAGCTTTCCACCTAGCCCAAAGGTTTTGGAAGAGAAAAGCTTATGTTAATTATAACATTTTTGGCACAAAGACGGGACGCTTGGGGTTACACGAGGGTTCATTTCCCATCCTCAATTTAAAGAGAGAACATCGAAGAGCAGTAGAGCCAAAATGGGATTACTTTGTAGAGCTCGATTACAACGGTTCTGAAATCCGCACATTGATGGCGTTATCTGGCCAGAAACAACCAGAAGAAGACATCCATCAGTGGAATATAGACAAGATATTTGAACATGGAGTAGATCGAGATGTTGCAAAGAAGAGAATATTTTCATGGCTTTATAATTCACGTTCTAACACTATTGATTCTGAATTCTATGATCGGGAAAAAGTTCTTGATAAATTTTATGATAATGGACATGTACAGACGCCGTTTGGTCGTTGCATTGAGTCTGATGACTTTCATGCTCTCAATTATTTGCTGCAAAGCGCATCTTCTGATAATTGCCTTACTCAAGTTAACAAAATTCATCGATTCTTGAGGGACAAGAAAACGAAAGTGGCTTTTATTATTCACGATTCAGTAGTTTTAGACTTTCACTACGATGAACGCCACTTGCTTCCACAAATTAGAGAAATCTTTATGGATACGAAGCTTGGCTCATTTAAAACTAATGTAAAGGTCGGGATTACTCTTGGAAACATGCAGGAGCTGGAATGGTAATAGTTGGCATTGGAAATGCAGGCTGCAATATCTGCGATTCTGTCTCTAAAATCTCAAGTATTCGAACTGTGAAGCTCGATGCTGGGGTAGGTCTGCCGAAGTGTGAGACACATGAAGAATATGATGAATCTGTGCCAAAACTGGCGCGACGATTGAAATTAAAAGACACCAAGAAAGCTTGGGTGGTTCTTTGTGGCTCCGGTAAGGTATCTGGTGCAACATTGGGGGTCCTCAAGCAGCTAAGATCTTGTGAGATCAACGTGGCTTTTATACATGCGGATCCATTTTTTTGCCCTCCAATTTATCAAAAACAGAATAAGGTTGTATTCAATGTTTTACAAGAATACGCAAGATCAGGATTGATCAATTCGCTTTATTTATTTTCTAATAAACATTTGGAGGCAATCGTGGGAGAGGAGACTCTCTTTAACTATTTCGATAAGATCAATGATGCAATAGCAAATGCGATTGTTTCCATTGAACACTTTCGTTCTACCGATCCGATTATGGGAGGGCATCACGATCCAAATGATATCTCCCGTATTCGGACGGTTTCTCTAAAACAACTCTCAGACGAGAAAGAAAATTTCTATTTTCCCCTTGACAATATAACCGAGTCATGTTATCTTTATAGTGTTGCAAGAGACGAAATAAAAAACAATAAAAATCTCTTGACAACTATAAGGAAACAGGTTATATTAGATAAGGAAAGGGGAGTTAAATCATCTTTCGGAGTCTTTGAGAATAGTTCGGATTATTCCTATTTCTATTCTCTAAAGTTTACCCATTACACACAAAAGGAGATTAAATGAGTAACAACGAAGTAACAGCCTATACGGGCACATTCACCACCAAAGGTGGCAATCAACGGACAATGACCTTTGTTCGTGGTAACGACATTCCAACCTCAATCCATGGAGGAGAAGTCAAAAAGCTCAGCGAGGGGATGGAAACTGTTTATGATATCAAAGCAAAACAGTTCCGCACTTTCAATTGGAAAACTTCTATCGGAGAAGTTTCTGCAAAAAATATCAACTATTCGTTTGACAATCGTTCATAACGAGTTATATTATACTTATGGCGGGGAGGATTTCCTCCCCGACCTTAGCCTGTCTCGGCATAATGATCAACTAACCAAAAGGAAAAAACAAAATGGCTATTAATTTAGATTTAATGAAGAAGAAGCTCGACCTGTCCAAAAACAATGGTCGAGAAAAAAGAGATAATACGAAATGGAGGCCGTCTGAAGGCGACCAAGCCATCCGCATTATCCCTACAGCGGACGGAGACCCCTTTAAGGAGTTTCACTTCCATTATAATGTAGGAAAGCAGCCTGGCATTCTTTGTCCTAAGAGAAATCATGATGAAGATTGTCCGATCTGTGAGTTTGCTTCACAATTGTGGCGTAGCGGTGTCGAAGACAACGATGACAATGCAAAGCGTGAAGCAAAGAAACTGTTTGTTCGCAAGCGTTACTTCTCTCCGATTGTTGTTCGGAGCGAAGAGTCTGAAGGGGTCCGCATTTGGTCCTACGGAAAGACTGCTTATGAACAGCTACTTGGATTGGTTCTCGATCCCGATTATGGTGATATCACCGATCGTGATTCTGGAACTGATATTGTGTTAAACTACACTGTTCCTGGGACACCAGGATCGTTTCCAAAGACTCAGCTTAAGCCTAGACGGCGACCTTCGGCCTTATGCGATGAAGCGGTAGATGATTGCGATAAACTGCTCTCCTCTGTCCCCGACATCTCTGGCATATTTACAAGACATTCCTCCGAAGAAGTTCAAGCTATGCTGGATGAGTTTCTCTCCTCCGATTCCTCCTCAGAAACTCAAAGTTCCGAGACAGAGAAATATGGTTCGAAGAACAAAGTTGATGCAGCTTTTGCTCAGTTGATGAACGACTAGAGTAGTTTGACTCTCTCTGTGGGGACCCAGAGATAAATAACTCCCCACCTTTTTTTACAAAGAAGCTTCAAATTCCATTTTTTTTTCACGAGAGATTTTGAGAATTTGAAGTTTTACTAATTGTTTATAATTCTAAGAAAACGCACAGGGAGGCATGGCTTAATCTGATGCCTCATTATAGGAGAAAGTAATTTATGCTGAATTCATTCAGTTTTTGTTTTATGTTACTGGTAGGGATGCTTGGATGCACCGAACCAAAGGTAAATGATAATGTAGAAGATGACGTTTCGATCGTGGAACGTCCAGACTATAACGAACCCGAAACTGATCCCGAATCTGGGATTGTTTTCGAGCCGGATCTCATGTTTTTTTATGCGACCTCGGTTGTCAACGATAATTCTGAATTGGATTGTTATGTTGACGGCGGTGGTGCCACTTATTGTGGTGTCTTTCGGTTCATTATGGTTAATTTTGACGAATGGGAAGGGTTGGATGATACCGCTCACTCCTGTCACATTCGTCATAAAATAGACCCAGCCCATGTTGTACAAAACGGAGTGGAAACTACGTTCACTGACAACGGAGACTGGGTTGGCTGGGAGTTTGATGCCTCTCAGTCGTTTGTAGACACATCTTTGATGTGTGATTACATTCAAGAAGACCACCCCGGGTTTCAGTTGTTGGATCAACTTAAAACCAACAACTTTAGCTTGGGCTATGGACCTGTAGATGGTGAGATGGCAGAAGGCTTTAAAACCTATGTCGACCAGTGGTCTGCGGAGGATGAAGACAACCCTACTTGGGAAGAACTTTATGCTCCAAATCTCATCTCTCAGACCGTAGTTCTCGGTGATAAGCACTGGCGACCTAATTTCGCTTTTGCTTTTGAGCGAGATG